TCCTGGTGGTTATGGTATGTATAATAATTTTGCAGAAATGCCAGCAGGCTTACAAGCTGCAGAACTTATTAGTAGAATTAAAAAAGCAGATGGTACAATTGATTATGAAGCTGCAGAAATATTTATTGGTAAAAAGTTAAGAGGAAATGAGACAATTGATGAATTAATTGCTATGATAGTTAAGCCCCAACGTATAGAAAAAGCAGCAGATGGTGGTATAATGAATTATAATATGGGTGGAAGTGTACTGCCAGATGGTATAGAAATGGATTATAGAGGTGGTGGATTTATTCCAATGGGATCAAAAGAGAGAGCTGATGATGTCCCAGCAAGAGTAAGTAAAAATGAATTTGTAATGACTGCTGATGCAGTTAGAGCAGCGGGTGGAGGAAGCGTTAATGAAGGAGCAAAACGTATGTATGAATTAATGAATAACTTAGAGGCTAGAGCATAATGGCAGTAACAGAAACAAGGCAACTCGTAAACCCAACTCTTGAGGCATCGCTTACAGCGTTTCTTAATAAAGTTGATCCACTTGGTGGAAAAGCAATTAACACAGCTGCATACGCTCCAAAAGTTGCAGCAAGAAATACTTTACAAACTGGCGCAGAAACAGCAGCGGCCGGTTTAGGTGCGTTAACTGGTACTGGAGCGGGAACAGCGGATGTCGCCGGTTCAATTGCTTCTTACATGTCGCCTTATCAGCAACAAGTTATTGACACATCTTTAGCAGAATTTGATAGAAACGCAGCAATCCAACAACAGGGGTTAAGAGACGCAGCAATTTCTAGAGGAGCTTATGGGGGTGGAAGAGAAGGAGTTATGGCTGCCGAAGCTATGAGAGGTAATCAAATGAACAGAGCTAACTTACAAGCTCAGTTATTAGCTCAAGGGTTTAATCAAGCACAACAAGCAAGAGCAGGAGACTTACAAGCACAACAAGGTTTAGGTACTTACCAACAACAATTAGGTCAAGCACAACAAGGTTATGACCAAGCTTTATTAGATGCAACACAAATTGCAAATAGAGAAGCAGAGTTTGAAGAATTTACAAGATTAGGTTTAGTTGGACAACAACTAGCACAAATACAACCAGGAGCTTTCGCTTCGCAAACTGTAGGTTACGCACCTCCAGCAGCACCGGCAAGTCCAATGACTAACTTCTTAACAGGAGCCGCAGGTGGCGCAGGTATCATGGGCAAACTAGGACTGTTCGGATAATGAGTAGAATTTTAAGAAGACCAATGTTTAGAGGTGGCGGACCTGTTAATAGTTATGGAACAGGTATTGCAGCACCATTAGT